GTGGTTAGGAGAACAGTTTATTATAGAAGCTGAACATATTAAAAAGGTTAATTTGACTAAATATGAACATGACTACTTAGGAGCTGTAACCGGAACAGGGGGAGAAGTGTTTAATAATATTACTATAAGAAAAATAACAGATGAAGAAATCAACTCGTTTGACAGAATAAAAAGAGGTATCGACTTCGGTTATGCCCGAGATCCTTTTGTTTATCATGTAGTGCATTATGACAAGAAGAGAAAACGACTATATGTATTCTTTGAGATATGCAAAGTAGCTCTAAGTAACTCAAAAGCAGTTAGCATGATTAAAGAAGAGAACATTAGCAACAAGAGAATAGTTGCTGATAGCGCAGAGCCTAGAACAATAAATGAGTTTAAACAACAAGGACTTAAAATAATAGGTGCGAAGAAAGGTCCTGATAGCGTTGAGCATGGTGTTAAGTTTCTTTCTGAGGAATTGGAAGAGATAATTGTAGACCCTATTAGATGCCCTAATGCAAAGAAAGAGTTCTTAGGATATGAACTTGAGAAGGACAAAGAAGGTAATTTTAAAGGTGAATATCCGGACAAAGACAATCACAGTTTGGATTGCATACGCTACGCACTAGAGGATGAAATGGTTAAAAAACGAGGGTTAAGTGTCTTTAAATAACAGGAGGTGAGAATTTGAATATAAAAAAGATAAAAAGATCGATAGATAATGATATTAATCGGAAAAGTATGATATTCGAAGCTAAAAGATATTATGAGAATGATAACGATATAAAACAAAAAGGGGTGGTTCCTAAGAAAGAAGGAAAGGACCCGCTAAGAAATGCAGACAATAGAATACCGCATAACCACCACGAAATTATAGTGGATGAAAAGATATCATATTTATTTACTTACCCTGTCTTATTTGATATTGATGATGATAAAGACAAAAACAATAAACTTACAGAGGTATTGGGTGAAGATTTTAGAAGAAAAATAAAAAATATTGCCACAGAAGCTTCAAATTGCGGTACCGCATGGCTCCATTACTGGATTAAAGATAATATAGATTTTAAATATGAAATGGTTGATACAGAACAGATAATACCAATATATTCAAATACTCTAGAGAGAGAATTAACCGCTGTAATAAGATATTACACTGTTTTAGAGGAACAAGACGAAGGAGCTGGAGAAGATAAGGCGATTTTGAAAGTTCAGTATTGGACCAATAAAGACATGTTAGAGTATAAATTCCAAGATAACACTACAGCTGGAGAACCTACCCCAGTAAAGATAACACATAAACTGGGAGAAGTACCATTTATAGAGTTTGCTAATAATGCCAAGAAGAGCAGTGATCTGTCTAGGTATAAGCCACAATTAGATTTATACGACAGGTTTATGAGCGGATACGCTAATGATTTAGAGGATATACAACAAATAATATATATATTAGAGGACTACGGGGGAGAAGATTTAGGAGAGTTCTTAGGCTCAAGCGGAGGTCTTAAAACGCTACAGATTGATATACCAGTGGAGGCTAGAAAAGTAATACTAGAAATATTAAAGAAACAGATTTATGAAAGTGGGCAAGCTTTACAACAGGATATTGAAAGTGTTGGGAATGCTTCAGGGGTAGCCTTAAAGTTTTTCTATAGAAAATTAGAACTTAAGAGCGGTCTTATGGAGACAGAGTTTAGAGCAGGACTTAATAAGCTTGCAGAAACAGTTCTAAAGTATCTTAATATGGATGCAAAGAAGATACAACAGACATATACACGAAACATGATATCTAATGACTTAGAAAACGCTCAGATAGCTCAATCAAGTGTCGGGATCATACCAGATAAGTTTATCCTAAATAACCACCCATGGGTAGATGATGTGGAAGAGGCAGAGAGGCTACTTGAAGAAGAGAGAAAAGATGAGTATGAGGACCTTATAAAATCTAAAGAAAATAATAACAATGTAGATCTCACAAAGAAAAAAGGGTTAGAGGATGAATAATAAGAAGTATTGGGCTGAAAGAACGGTCCACCTCAAAGAGTCTCAACTTAATAAGGGTGTTAAATACTATAAGGACCTTGAAAAGCAGTATACAATCGCCATGAAGCGGATTGAAAGGGATATATATAATTGGTACACGAGGTTTGCTGAAAACAATGAGATTAGCTACGCTGAAGCTAAGCAATTATTAAATAGTAAAGAACTTAAAGAACTTAGATGGAATGTCAAAGAATACATAAAGCATGGTAGAGAAAATGCAGTCAATGAAATGTGGATTAGAGAGCTTGAAAATGCTTCATCTAGATATCATATATCAAGACTAGAATCTTTAAAACTGCAGATGCAGCAACATGTCGAAGTACTATACGGAAATGAAATAGATGGTCTTGAAAATTTTATGAAAGATGTTTACAAAGATAACTACTATAGGCTTGCTTTTGATATAGGCAAGAATATAGGAATAAGCAGTTCATTTTCAGCATTAGATACTAGAAAGATTGAAAAAGTCATAAGTAGACCATGGACACCAGATGGATTAAATTTTAGTGAAAGAGTTTGGGGAAAACATAGACCAGAGTTAATAAACTTCCTAGAAAAGGAGCTAACACAGAGCATTATTAGGGGAGAAAATCCAAAGACTTTAGTTAATAAGCTTTCTAAGAAGTTTAACTCAAGTAAATCTCAAGCCGCTAATTTATTATTTACAGAGTCAGCTTTCTTCGCATCCGCAAGTACTCAGGATTGCTTTAACGATTTAGATGTAGAAGAATACGATATAGTTGCAACTTTAGATTTAAGGACCAGTGAAATATGCCAGAATATGGATGGAAAAACATTTAAGATGGAAGATTATAAGATAGGGGTTACAGCTCCGCCGTTTCATGTTAAATGCAGAACTACAACCGCTCCAAGTATTAAAGATTTAGAAGGCATGAGATC